TAGATTCTCTAATTAAGCTTTCATTACGATTGTCATTTGGATTAATATATCCCGCATCGTACTCAACTAATATACCTTTTCCTGATTCGCTTGGTTGTAATATTCTTAATTTCATTTTGAATGTTTTATTTATAAATATTAAACATTCTCGGTTTGTAACGATTCTTCTTCTATTTTGCTCTTTTTAGTTAAATAAAAATTGAAATATTCATTTTTTAAAAAATTTGTTTTAAAGATTTGTTTTGTAATTTCTTGGAGTGTGTTTTTTATTTCAGTACCTTTGATATCTAAACCTTCTTCTTGTAGGTAGAAATTTATTTCAAGATTCATAAATGATTTTTTTCCCATATTAAGACCACTTGAACGTAAATCTAAATCAACGATAAATTTGTCAGTAAAAATTTTTTTATTAATTGTTTCGTAAATTGAGTGTTTGACACCTCGACTTAGGTTTAGGACGACTCTTGTCCAATTTTCGGATTCTTCTATTGGTTCCACCCACGTTTGGATGTTTAAGTATAGAGATTTGAGGTTTATGGAATCGACTGTTCCGTAGATAACTTTAGCGGTTTTAAAACCGGATAGCTGAGAGGTTTTCCCCTTTTTCATTAATTTTCATATTATTCTGTTTATTGTTTCCATAAAAATAGGGGTTTTTAGGTCAATAGTCAAAATTTTTCGTATATTTGTGATATATGTAATATATGATAATAGTTAAACTAAATAACAACATTACGATTGAAAAGGCCTTAAAACTTTATAAGAGTAAAGTAATTAAGACACGTCAAAGTGGGGAACTTTTTAAAAGAAAGGAATTTGTTAAGAAATCTGTTATTAAAAGAGCTGAACTTTCTAAGGCTAAGTATGTCCAAAAAAAGTTCAATTCCGATAATGATTAAAGATTCTCTTTAAGATTCTTAAGTTTGAAATACGTAAGTTTGTCGTATTTTTCAGAAATTACTTTTGATATTGTTTCATCAATTCTTGTTTGCATTGAATTATCAGTGCTAGCATTTTTCATTTCTGTTAGTTTTTCAACCACACCTTCTTTAAGTGTGATATATTTTTCATTTAATGTTGAGTCATCCTCAGACAATAAATTCATTAATTCTTTTTTGTCAGATTCATTTAAACCGTCAATATAATTTTTGATAGTTTTGTTTGCAACGCTCACCATTGTTGATAATGGTAGGTCGATACCTTCAGTTTTTGTTATTGGTAATTTTTTAAGAGATTCGGCAATTACTTTTCTACTTTTGATTTTTGATTCAATAGTTAAAACATCACTAGAGAATAATGTGTCAATATCTGTATAACTACTTTCCACATTTTTATTTCCAACCCAAGCAACGATTTTATTAATATCAGATTGTTTTATTTTGTTTACGGTATTCTCGTAAATTTTAATACACTCATTGATGTAATCATTACAGTAAGATTCACTTAAAGATTTTGGTGAACTTAGTTCATCGTATAAATAAAACAATTTGCTAATGTTTTTATTTTCAATAACAAGTTTCTTAAATGTTTTTAATTCGTTTTTGAATGTGTCGTTAGCATATGATTCTAACAATACATTTTCTATCTTTGTTTTTAATAAACCAAAATTTTTCATATCTAATTTTTATTATAAATATCTAGTCTTTTAGAAGTTTACTTAATTGGTCTTCAATATCTCCTAAAGAATTTTTTCCTTTAGATAAATCAATATAAGAATCGTCTTCAGTTAAGGAACCTTGTTCCACTAATATTTTTAAATTATCTCTTTTAAATGATTCCGGTGTTAGTTCAGCTTCCGGTGGTGCTGCCGCCTCAGGGGCTCCTGCTTCAGGGGCTCCTCCTTCAGGGGCTCCACCCGGTTCAGGTGCTCCTAAATCTTCCATTCCTCCGCCTATGTCTCCGCCACCGCCGAATCCTCCTCCACCTCCTGGTGGGGGTGGTGATGATGGTGCTGCTCCACCTGCTGTTGCTCCGGAAACTTTATTTCCGTATAATTTATCAATAGTATCAAATAAACCTGTATGTGTAATCATTGTTGCTGTGTTTGTTAACTCAGCGCCGACTGCCATCTCAATTCTTTGTTGTTGTAAATCAAGTTTGATTTCCTCATCAGAGAATCCTAATATATGTTTCTTAGCCCACGATACTGATACCGGTGCAATACCTGCGATTGCCGCTACGGCTTGTTGGTACAATGCGATTTTTTCTTTCCAAAGGTCAACTTTTAATAAGTCAGCTTGTGAAGATGGGTTAGTTAATGATAATGAAAAGTTTGATAATTCATCCTCAAACCCTAATAGAAATAAATGTATAATTGCAATTTTATTTAATTCTGCAACCATAGATTTTTGAATCTTATTGATTGTTCTTGCAAAACGAATATCCATTAAAGATAAATCTTTTCCTCCACCAACAGCGTCTTCAAAACCTAAGAATGCTTTTGGTACTCTAAGTGCTGTTAATAATTTCTTTTGGATATATTCGATGTCGGCTATTTCAGATAAGTTTGTTGCTCCAGGTAATGTCTCTATTGGAGATGCTTGTGCGGCATCACGAACAGGAATAAAGTAATCTTGGTCAACAGCCATTTGGTTGAATCTCATATCTACGTTTCCGGTTTTACCATCAACAACTTGTTCTCTTTTAAATTTGTTTGCAACACGTTGTACGTAAGCTTCAACATCTTTGTCATCCATATTTCCAACAAACACTTTAAACACACGTCTTTCAGGTGCTCTTGCTGTTCTATAAATTAACATCGCATCTTCAGATAATAATAATTGTTTCCAAATACGTCTTGCCTTTTCTAACATAGAAGTACCGTAAGGAAGTTTTCTATCATCACCTAATAATCTAAAGTGAGCCATCTCCCAAGAGTTGAACTCCATATTTTTTGCTTTCCAATGGAATCTTAATCCTTTGTTTTCTGCCGGTTCTTCAACATTTGCTGATTTTGCGGCCATACCTCTTTCCAAACGTTCTATTTCAATGTTTGGTAATTGCATACAACCAACAATTCCTTTATCAGAATCTAATTTTAAATACACAAAGTTATCACCATATTTACAAGCATTTCTTGTCCACATTGGTAAGTTGGTGTCAACGTCTAACACGTTATTAAATAAATCGGCTAGTATAGATTTTATTCTTTTTGATTCTGAATAAATTTGTAATATATAACCATTTTCATCAACGGTTGTAGATTCTTCTGCGTATATGTCTAACGCTGCTGATATCTCAGGCGTATACTCCATTGACTCATAATCATAGAATGATGCCAAACGAGTTGGTTCATAATACACGGCTTGGGTATAAAGATTACTTTCAATCTTTGTCCATTGATTTGCTAAATAGAAAGTTTGTTGAGCTTGTAATTTCTCTCTTTCATATTCATCTTTAGAGGTAGTTTTTAATAACTCCTTCTTATCTAATTTGTATGTTGGGTAGTCTTGATTTAATAACGAGTTTGGCCCGAATGCTTGTGAAAGCCTCTGCCAAACCGTTAAATCGTTATTTTTATTATTTTCCATATTCTAAATTTAAATATAATTTTACTTATATAAATAGTTTACTTTGTTCTATTATGACCCTTTATGACTTATTATGGGTTAAGACATTTTTATGGTTCAAATGGTACAAACTCGTCTTTATTATGTGTTAACACATTATTTGCAAAATATAGGTTACTATTATTAACATTAACATCATATACCGTTGTTGGTTCTATAATTGTAACTAATGATGTAATTTCAAATTCAGTATTATCAATATCTAATAATACATCACCAACATTTAATTCCGATGTTGTTCTGATATACCATATACCATTTTGTTTAACAACGTGGTTATGAGCATCGGTAGCAATTAATATACCATTATTAATATTAACAACTGAGTCAAATTCATATATTTTAACGTCAATTACTGTTGATGTTGAATCAACATAATTTAAGGTATCACTACTCCAAGAGTACCACTCATCTGCAGGTTGTGGCATTCCTGATACATCAATAGATTTAAGAACATCATTGACTTGAACATCTTGTATTAATTTAGTTGACCCGTCTGATAATGTTATTACTGTGTCAGCAACAAGACAACCACATCCAAGACACAAAGATAATGTTGTACCGTCCCAATATCTTCTGGAAAATCCATTACTATAAAACCCTGTAGTTGCTGGTGTTAGATAACAATTTGTACCATCAGAACCTTTCAAATATGTTGCACTACATAAACTAGGGTCATCCACACAAACATCAACATAGGCTGGTGTATTACAAGCTTGGCTAAGAGTTGTACCATATCCCAATCCTATTATATAGAATGTTGGTGGTGGTATACAACAATTATATGGTGATAGGGTCCATCCAGCGAGTTCATCACCACCAGTTATTATAATAGAGTTTACTTGAGCACAAATTTCAACAGGGTAATCTTCAAACACCGAGGTATTCACTGTAACACCTGAACAATTAACATATGAGAAATCTGTATTACCAAAATACAGAGTTGGAGGTGGTGGAGGTCCTGTATAAGTCACTGTATAACATACACAAGTTATTACCGGTGATTCAGTCGGTGTTACTGTAGGGGTAGGAGTTAATGTTTTTGTTGGTGTAATTGTTGGTGTTAATGTAGGGGTAGGAGTTAATGTTTTTGTTGGCGTAATTGTTGGTGTTAATGTAGGTGTAAGCGTTAATGTTTTTGTTGGTGTAATTGTTGGGGTAGGAGTTAATGTAGGTGTTGCCGTTGCCGGAATTGATTTTGTTGGTGTAATTGTTGGTGTTAATGTAGGTGTTGCCGTTGCCGGAATTGATTTTGTTGGCGTAATTGTTGGTGTTAATGTAGGTGTTGCCGTTGCCGGAATTGATTTTGTTGGCGTAATTGTAGGCGTTAATGTTGGAGTCACTGTTGCCTGAATTGAACTTGTTGGCGTAATTGTTGGAGTAATTGTTGGAGTTAAAGTATTTGTTGGCGTAATTGTTGGAGTTAACGTTGGTGTTGCTGTTGCTTGAATTGAACTTGTTGGAGTATTTGTTGGGGTACTTGTCGCTCCTAATGTTGGTGTTACTGTTATTGTTGGTGTTACGGTAGACGTATTAGTTGGTGTTAAAGTATTTGTTGGTGTTAATGTTGGAGTTAATGTTGGAGTTAAAGTTGGCGTTTCTGTAACTGTCTCTGTCGGAGTATTTGTTGGCGTTAACGTTGGTGTTAGAGTATTTGTAGGTGTGAAAGTTGGAGTTAATGTTGGAGTTGAAGTTGGCGTTTCTGTAACTGTCTCTGTCGGAGTATTTGTTGGCGTTAACGTTGGTGTTGGTGTTAGTGTCTCTGTTGGAGATGGAGATGGAGGTATACAAGGATAAGTGGTTGTACAATTAAGGCAACTAGTTTCTGTTGTAAAACTTATGATGTTATATTGAGCATCAAATAATGGTCCACTTACTGCCGTAACACATCCATTAAATCCGTCAGTATCAATATAATACACATTACCTAATATAATTGGTGTTACAAAACCACCAACTTTATAGGTATTAAATGGGGTACAACAATCTTGGAAATATTCAATTGTTGGAGGTAACGGAGATGGTGTTACTGTTATTGTTGGTGTTACGGTAGACGTATTAGTTGGTGTCAAAGTATTTGTAGGCGTTACGGTAGTCGTATTAGTTGGTGTTAAAGTATTTGTAGGTGTTACGGTAGCCGTATTAGTTAGTGTTACCGTATTTGTAGGTGTTACCGTATTTGTTGGGGTAATAGTTGGAGTAACTGTTTCTGTTGGAGTCAAGGTTGGTGTTACCGTATTTGTTGGTGTTGGAGTTAATGTAGGAATAAAAGGAATAACAATTATTTCCCACGTACTTTCAACCGGAGTTCCCGATAATTGACTAAAAAATGGTACTCCTGTGTAGTTGATATAATCTTCATCTATTGTAATAATAGTTTGTCCTGATAAATCGCCAGAATTAACAGTAACTCCTGTAAATATTGTAACCGGAGGACCACTATAAAAATTTAAAACATTTTCAAAAGTAACATTTATTTCTTCACTATGCGGACGGTTTAATACTAATGTATAAAACACAATTATAGAACCAGGTGTGTACTCAACAAAAAGGGTTAAATGTAACGGTTCTAAATTGGTTATTGTACAAGTAACCGCTGTTTCAGGAATGTATATATCATACGTCCCGTAAAAATAATCGGTAATATAGTCGTATGGTAATGTAACTAAACCTATATTAATTGTTCCACCCGTTGATGGGTAATAGGTTACGTCTCCGGTGTATCCGGAGTAATTGTCTGTCGATATTGTAAATACGTATTTCATAAGTTATGTAAATAATCCTCCGTCAAATATTGTCCAACCATATCCTCCACTACCGGTTGACCCTGTAAGGATTGCTTTTCCTGCAGAACCTGCTGACGTGTATTTTGCAGTACCAAAATGGATTGTTATATTTATTTGAGGGTTTTTAGTTGACCATCCATTATAAATATCATCTAAGTTTGAGGTTAATAATGTTGTATCAGTTTTGTTCGCCATAAAGAAAGAGAAATTGGTTACACCAGAAATATTCCAATTTCCAATATTTTGTTTAAAATACTGATTCTGACTAAACATATAAGTCATATTAATAACCTTAGAAACATCCCAACCACTAATGTCTTGATTAAATTTTGAATTATTAAACATTTGAGACATAAACATAACCTTAGAAACATTCCACCCACTAATGTCTTGATTAAATTTTGAACTATTAAACATACTATTCATATTTGTCACCTTTGAAACGTTCCATCCACTAATGTCTTGATTAAATTCTGAATCAAAAAACATACTACCCATAGTGGTAACACCTGATACATTCCAAATCCCTATGGGTTGATTAAATATTGATGATGTAAACACTCCCGACATAGACGTAACTTTTGAAACATCCCATCCACTAATGTCTTGATTAAATTTTGAATTATTAAACATAAAATTCATAGTATTCACATTTGAAACATCCCAACCACTAATGTCTTGATTAAATTTTGAATTAGAAAACATAGCGGACATATTAGTAACGTTAGAAACATCCCATCCACTAATGTCTTGGTTAAAATTTGAACTATTAAACATAGAGGACATATTAGTAACACCTGATACATTCCAAATTCCTATGGCTTGATTAAAAAATGGATTCATAAATAAACCTGACATATTAGTAACGTTAGAAACATCCCATCCGGTAATGTTTTGGTTAAAAATTGAACCTTGAAACATATACGACATATTCGTTACATTTGATACATCCCACCCTGTAATATCTTGAGTGAAAACTGTATTATATTGGAACATTGTGGATATATTAGTAACACCTGACATATTCCAAACACCAATAGGTTGATTAAATGCTGTTGCCCCTGCAAACATACCGGACATATTTGTTACGTTTGAAATATCCCACCCTGTTATATCTATATTAAATGATGCCCCCGCAAACATATAACTCATATTGGTAACACTTGAGGTATCCCACCCACTAATGTCTTGATTAAATGGGGTTGATTGAAACATATTACTCATATTGGTAACACCTGAAACATTCCAATTATTTAATGGTTGATTAAATTGGTAACACCCATTAAATATATAACTCATATTAGTTATCATTGAAATATCCCAATCATTCAGTGGTTGAATAAAACTTCCACAATCTGAAAATAATGAACTTAAACTTGTTAAATTTGAAATGTTCCACTGTTCTATATTATTAACTGCGGTTAAAGAATAACATTCTTGGAATATCCCGTCAATAGACGTTAAGTTAGAAATATCTAAAACATCGTTAACCGTAGATAAATTTAAATTAAAACAATATGCAAATTGATAACCTCCATCCGCTAATTTAAGTGAACCCCATTGTAAAACATTTAAAATTTTACCATAATCACCATTATAATTGAAATTAAATCCTTCAATAACACCCGTTATTGTTATTACATAAGTCCCAATAACATTGTAGGTATGTGTAGTTTCAGGTTGGTCCCACGTAGTTATTTTATCAGAACTACCATCACCCCAGTCAACAACAAAATTATAAGTACCTGATGAATCTAAATTTAAAAATATTTGGTTAGATAAACTAACACCATCATTGTCTGTTTTCCAAGTGGAAATAAATGGACTTGTAAAACTACCAATTAAATCACAAACGGGTGGTTGATTATCTATAATACAAATTTTATCAAAATATGGTATGTAAACTTCATATATCCCATAAAAATAATCTGTGTTATAATCATATGGTAACATTTGTGTTCCTAAATTTATTGTACCACCTGTATATGGGTAATAGGTAATATCTGCGGTAAATCCGTCAAAATTATCTGTCGATATTCTAAATTTTTTAGTCATATTTAAATTCCTCCATCTGTTATAAACCAACCATATTCACCACTACCGGTTCCTTCTAAGATTGATTTTCCAGCAGAACCTGCTGATGTGTATTTGGCCGAACCAAAGGTTATTGTTCTACCTATTTGAGGATTTTTGGTCGACCATCCATTGTAAATATTGTCTAAATTTAATGTTGAGAATGTTAACGATGTTTTACTCGCCATAAAACCCGTAAAATCATTTACGTTAGATATATCCCAATTTCCGATTGGTTGATTAAAAGATGAATTATTATTAAACATATTTGCCATTTTAACAACACTTGAAACATCCCAATTTCCAATTGGTTGATTAAATGGGCTTGTTTGAAACATACTAGTCATATTACCAACATTTGACACATTCCATCCGGATAATGGTTGGTTAAATGGTGTGTCATTAAACATTAAATTCATACTAACAACACTTGAAACATCCCAATTTCCAATTGGTTGATTAAATGGTGACGACCAAAACATAGCGGTCATAGATTGAACATTACTTGTACTCCATCCTGATAACGGTTGGTCAAATGGTGTACTATAAAACATATAACCCATATTGGTAACGTTTGATACATCCCAATTTCCAATTGGTTGGTTAAATGGACTATTGTAAAACATTTGAGACATATTAGTTACATTAGACACGTTCCATCCTGATAATGGTTGGTCAAATGACGTAGCATTAACAAACATACTTTCCATATTGGTAACGCCTGAAACATTCCAAATACCTATAGGTTGGTTAAATGGTGTGTTAACAAACATTTGACTCATACCAACAACTTTTGACACATCCCAACCAGTAATATCTTGATTAAATTGAATACAACCATAAAACATACCCGCCATACTTTGAACTCTTGATACGTTCCACCCTGATAATGGTTGGTCAAATACTAAATTGTTATAAAACATATAACCCATATTAGTAACACCCGATACATTCCAATTTCCAATAGGTTGGTTAAATGGAGTTCCCGCAAACATATTTTGCATAACAAACACTTTACTTACATTCCATCCGGATAATGGTTGGTCAAATGACGTAGCGTTATTAAACATATAGTACATATTACTAACTTTTGAAACATCCCAATTTTCAATAGGTCTATTGAATGCGGTCCCCGCAAACATTTGAGACATATTAGTTACATTAGACACATTCCATCCCGATAACGGTTGGTTAAATAACGTAGAGTTAGTAAACATATTACCCATATTGGTAACGCCTGAAACATTCCAAATACCTATAGGTTGGTTAAATGGTGTATCCCAAAACATACCGAACATACTAGTCACATTTGAAACGTCCCACCCACTAATGTCTTGATTAAATGGTGTACTATAAAATGTATAATTCATAACATTCACATTTGAAACATCCCATCCACTAATGTCCTGATTAAATTGAGTATTATAAAACGTATTACTAATATCTGTAATATTCGATATATCCCAACTATTGATGTTATTAATTGTAGTTATTGAATTACAATTATGAAATAAAGATATTAAAGTTTGTTTTTCAGATAAATTTAAAACATCCGTCACATTTGTTAATATTAAATTAACACAATTGTAAAAATTATTATAGTCACTACCTAAATTAATCGAACCCCATTGTAGTATTTCTCTAATTTTACTATTATTAATATAATTAAATTGTGATGTAGATGCGAAAGTAAATCGTTTAATAGTTCCTGTAATTGTTACTGTATAGTCACCTGATGAGGTATATGTATGTGTTCTATTTGCGTATGAATTTACTGATGTATTACCGTCACCCCAATCAATAATACCTTCATAAGTACCATCAATTAAATATGGTAATGTAATACTTTCAGATGGTGTTGTTGTTCTCCAAACTGAAATAAATGGAGGTAAAGGTGTTGGTGTTGGTGATGGTGTATACGTAGGTGTTGGGGTATTTGTTGGTGTTAATGTAGGTGAAGGAAGGTCAACCCCTGTTAAATCACAAGGACAAACATTTGTAAGTAACTCATAACTACCTGATATAGTTAATTTATTTATACCATATGAACATTTACCACATACATAAACTTTATTTGTTGGAATAGTTTCTATTTGTGGGATATTCACGGTAACCGGAGCACCTCCACTACAAAGTTGGTATTGGAAAGTTGAAATACCTCCGTTACCTAAACCACCGTCTAATTCATAATAACCACAATCAGTACAATTAGTGAACACATTTGATGTTGTTGGATATCCACCACATTCTTGAGTTATTCTAAAATAAATTAAAATATCGTTAGCAAGTGGACCAATATCGTATAAGGCTGGGTTTGTATAACAATCATTAACTTCAATTGAAGTCCAATTATCGTTATCTAATGAATATGATAAGAATAATTGTTCACAATTTGCCGGTAAATTAGTAAAGTGGTAAGCCCAAGTTGTTCCTGAGATTAATTCAACATTATCTAACGTAATACTACATTCCGCAGGAGTAACCGTTGGTGTTGGAGTATATGTTGGTGTTGGAGTATACGTTGGTGTTACCGTATTTGTTGGAGTATATGTTGGTGTGTTTGTTGGTGTTTCGGTATTTGTTGGAGTTAAAGTGTTTGTTGGTGTATTTGTTGGTGTATTTGTTGGCGTATTTGTTGGTGTTAATGTTGGTGTTGGGGACAAACAAGGAACAACTAATTCACAAGTTTTATCGTAATTAGGTATATAAATAACATATGTACCGTAGTAATCTTCTGTTTCGTAATTATATGGTAAGGTAACTTGCCCAATATTAATACTTCCCCCCGAACAAGGGTAAAAGGTAATATCGGATAATTGTCCGTCGTAATTTGTTGTTAATATTTCTATAATTGTTCCCATATTTTATTAATTGTAATATACGTTAAAGTTGTCAAAAAGAGAATTGACTAAAGTTGGTGTTGCTCCAAAATTATAGAAATATCCGAACGAATCTAATGTTACATTGGTATATGTTGAATTTGTTGCTGAACTAGGGGTACTATATCCTGTTGTTAATCTAGAATCTATCCAATCAGAATTACCATCATTTCTAAAAGATAAAGTCCAATTATTTGTTGTTGAATCATAAGACACTTTCAAGCTTAAATAATCCGTATCCGCAAATCCTGGCGACAATGGTGTTGATAAAATTGTTGTTATATTAGCGTTTGCTTGTAATCCTCCTGTGA